CTCTGATTCTCTTCTTGATTGACTCGCTCTGCTCAAGATTAGAGAGTTCAATTTCTACTGGTGAATCATCACCATCTGCAACGATTGCTTCGTTGACTACTTCATCAATTGCGGAGTCAACTTCAGGATGTAATGAGACTTCACGATACTTTCGGATCTGCTCAAACTCATTTCTGGAGACTCCCTCCATGTCAACATATTGACCGTAATAACCCCCAGCGGAGATCGTCACGGTCCCATCGTCATTATTAGGAGCAACAGGGGAGATTAACCCCTGCTGCTTCTTTTTCTTTTGATTATCCTTATCTAAGGAAAATCCAAACAACTCCGCCATTGTATAAGGTTAACTACGTTTACTGTAGTTATTTATCAGATTCCGCTAGAGGCACCAATGTCAGCGGTAGCATTACCACCTGTGGATTCCCACCAGTCATACTGGAATTCAACAGTATACTCAGCGATGCTATTGTTGTTATCGTATGACAGATCAATCTGAGAAACGTTTGATGGGAAAGCATTCTGGAAAGTATACTTTCTCAATACAGTATCAAATGGTTTTCTGTCATCATTTTCTCCAGTGTTTGTTCCTCTCTTAAGTTGCTCAACTTGAAGAGTGGAAGCAAATCCTGAAGTATAACCAGCACCATCAGAGTGTCTGTTAAGTGAATCCAACCACTTCTCAAAGAACGCTCTAATTTTGAAGTCCTCGTCAAGCATGACGGTGACAGTCCATGATTCAAACGTTCTGTCTCCAGGAAGTTTGATTACACGACCACGGAAAGGAACTTCAACTGTGCCGATTGAAGAAGCTGGAAGACCAGCTGAACGACAGAGGAATTTAAATTCCTGTCCTTTTGCTTTAGCAGCGTCAGCGATAGCACTGGGAGCAGATTCCAAAGAAGGAATACTGACCATGAATAAATTGGGGCGCACACCATACCCAATTTTTCCCTTAAATGCAGTTAAACTTGCCATTGTTAGTTTATCTCCTTATGTTAGTATTTATTCTATGATCAAACTCTGCCAATGACTTCATCAAAGGAAACACCTGTGCGGGTGGCAACGAATGTTAGGGTGATGAAGTTAATGGAACGAGATGGTTTAACGAAGATGTCAGCAACAAACTCACTTCTATCAATAACATCTGGAGTGTTGTTTGACTCATCAGCAACTACGAGGAAGTCAGTCATACCTCTTCTTGCTTGAATGTCGCGTAAGAAATTATCAACCTGAGTGGTGAAATTATTTCTAGTTGACTCGTCATTCAGTTCAAACAGAACGCTTCTTGAGAATTCTGAAATTGATCTCTCAATGATGAGGAACAAACGGCGAACGTTGATTCTGTCAAAAGCGGAAGGACTACGAAGAGCAGTTTTATCACCAAACAGAACGATGCCCTGACCAGGGAACGAAGCGATTGGGTTAACTCTCTTAGCATAGAGTTCATCTCTCTGCTGTTTAGTTGGGTTGAAAGCAATCTTGATTGCATTTCTCAGGTTGCCTCTGTTGAAACCAGCGGGGGAGAACCATGCTTCAGAAACAGAAGTTGTGTTAACACAAAGACCAGCAACGTCAGCGTTACATGGGATCCAACGATAAGTATCATTGAATCTGTCGTAGATATACTTGTAGTTAGAATCAAATACAGCGTAGGAAGAACTATCGCTGATTGACTCAAAGAACTCAACTACGTTTTCTTTTTGTTTAGCGGAAGTTGAAGCATCGCTACCAATAACATCAGTTCTCTTTGGAGAGATGAATGTGATACAATCCTTACGATTTGTAGCAATGTTGATCAGTGAGTTTGCTTTAGCAAGACTACATGGACCAGGAAGAACATAATCAATACGAATTGTCTCTGAATCAGAGAAAACATCCAGATAAGTCTGAGTGGTGTCATCTACATTATATGTTTCGTAATCAGTACCAGCACCGAATGAATAAGTCTTAGGTCCAAGGAATGAGAAGTCTGAAGTAGAATTGCTGTTAGCAGTAATTTCTACAAGACCACCTTCGGTATAAACAGAAGCAGTTTCGTAAGCAGTTACATAGATGTACTTGGAACGATCTCTAACTACATCTTTATAGAAGTTAGATTCTCCTTCGGTTGTTTTACCATCAGATGCCTTTGATACATAGAGAATTTTCTCAATGATTGAATTGGCAACACCAGTGATTGCTCCAGTGTCATCAATAACTACGACGTGCATCTCGTCATTGCTACCGCCCTTAGAAGCAACGTGTGGTGAAGTACCAGGACGTGGAGCGATTGCATTCCAGAGAATGCCAGTTGTTGCTTCCTGCTGATCGTACCAATCTACGGTGCTGTTAACAACAACGCCACTGACAGTTCCGCCACTGCTAAATCTTGCAGAAGCAAGATCAAGAACAACAGCGACCTTTGTGGTGTCGCCAGTGTTATCCGCGTAAGCGATTCCAGTTGCGGTTCCGTCAGTAACAGCATCACCCTTGGTGAATGCAACGCCACTAGCGAGTGTCAAGATTTGGTCGGCACCAGCATCAATGGTGATAACCTTCAGAGCATTGCCCCAAGTTCCTGGGTTCTTAGCAAGGAAATCGTAGGATTGTACGGTTCCTTCAATATTTGCTTCGTAATCTTCTTCGCTGTTAACACGAACACCAGCAACTGATCCGCTGTTAGCATTTGTCAAGAATGCAGCGTTGGTCTCAGTGCTTCTAGCTACCTGAAGATTGCCACCGTAGTTAAGAAACTCGGAAGCGGTATACCAGGATTCGTAGTTATCATCAGTTGGTTTAC